TTTGCCGCGTCTTCAAGCGATATATCAAGCTTGTTCAGATCGGTGATGTCTTGTATAATGTCTGCCACGCTGCCGTCGAGATCGCCCGCGAGTGTGTTCATCACCGTTGATATGCGGCTCATGTTGATCGTTGGTTCCGTATTCAAACGTTTTACCGCGTTGATAATGTTTTGTACCGTTGTGTCTGCTTTACCGGCTTCTGCTTCCAGCGCCGTCATAATCGCACCGTAATTTAGATCGCCAACATCCGGCTGCGTGTCAAGAATGGCGTCAATCACTTGCTGCATCGATACGCCCGCACTATTGGCCACGCTCTTTAGCGTGCGAGCGAGGGTAAGAGCGGGGATCAGTGTTTGCGAAGCCGCGCCGGAGATGGTCTTTACCGCTTCCGTCAGTTCCTCCGGGTGCAACCCCAACTGTGTCGCGATGGCAACCAAATCGTCGTATAACTTTTCGAGCTGCGGTGCCTTCGCCCCGGCTTGTTCGGCCAGTTCGTTCAAATTAGCCGTGATCGTCCCGGCGGTATCCGTAATCCCGGCGGTTGACCCCGCGATGGCATCAACGGTAATGTTCACCTTCTTACCGGATAGTTGTTTGAGCTCGTTTGATGCGCGCTGGATAAACGTGTTCTCAACGTTCTGCTGTAACTTCCCGACGATCGCGTCGATCTTGCCGGTCATTAAATCGGAATTGGTTATAAACTCATTCAAACCCGTTCCAGCAAGCGAGAAGATACCCTTTTGAGCTTCTATGCTTGTAAATAAGCCAGATAACTCTTGAACGTTGCCTTTTGTTTTTTTGGTGAGGTCATCGATAAACCCGGCGAATCCTTTAGCTTGTAGCCCGGCAAGTGAAAACTCAACTCCAAGGCGTTGAGCTGTTACCTGTGCTTCGGCAGATGGCGATATGATTTGTGTAAGCGCCGCGTTGATGTATGTCATCGCGTTTCTGGCGTGTATCCCGCGTTTTGTAAGCGTAATGATCGCCGCGCTAACCTCTTCGAGCGATACCCCGGCAATGGCAGCCGTCGGTGCAACCATTCCGATAAACCCGCTGAACTCTTCAAACGTCATTTTCCCTTGCTCAATTGCGTAGAATATGATGTCCAGTTTTTGCGTTAAGTCTTCGGTAGAAATGCCCCAAGCATTTTGAACAGTTGTCAAACCATCGACGGCGGTTTTAAGATCCGTTGCCCCGGCAATAGCACCACGAGCAGCCACTTGGAGAAAATTCAACCCTTCGGATGTCTTAACTCCTGCGGAATAAGCCTCATACAACGCGCCCGCGATCTCTTTGCCTGTATAGGGTATTTGTGTTGACAGCGAAAGAACTTCGTTTTTGAGATTCTTAAACTCCTTCTCGGTAAGTCCGGTAATGCTCCATACGCCTCGCATTGCATGGTCAAACTCATTCGCCGTCTTTGCTATATCTTTAAGCGCGTTTGTAAACCCAAACCCGGCGGCGAGTGTCCCTGCCAATCCAGCCACGGTGTTCATAAGTTGTCCGAAGCGTGCCTCTGCGTTATTGGCCGCTTGGTTGAATCCTTCGCTGTTGATTCCTATCGTGTAAAATAGCCTATCAATCTCAACTCCCACGCTTCTCACCGCCTATCGAAATTCCGAAGAGCTTCTCAATTTCTTTCTCTTGTTCTTTCTCGTCCAAATCTTCAAGTCGGATAGTGCCGGTTTTTTTATCCGAATCTTTCTCGTATATCTCTTTGGCTGCTTCACTGAGCAGGATCAATTGTTTGGCACTTAATCCCCAAACGATGTAGTCTATTGTCCATCCCATTCCGCTTGCAACGGAGTAGATCATTCGCGTGTACCGGAGAGCGCTCCTTCGAGGTCGAGGTTCTGCCCCACCCGAAGGAGAAGCATCAAAAAATTTGATAGATCACTCATTTCGAGTATCTTCCAAAGTAACCCAGTAAACTCGGATAACTCAAGTCCCCACTTAACCTCTTCCGCCGTGATTGCAATGTCTCTTGCGTCAAGTGGTTTGTTGTTGATGATAAGTGCAATAACTTCGGTTGCCGCGTCAAAAAGCGTGTCATTCTTTCGGTTCATAATCGAGGTGTAGATGCCTTGTATCAAGTCCCCCACAATCTTTTGGAGCGTTACCGATTCCTTGTCGTACTTCTCCGGATGAAAGTCGAGTTCATCGAATATCACCTTCAACCTTTGCGCTACGAGCGACGATACGCCAATGGAAGGTGATTTGATCGGATACTTTTTGGATCCGATCTTTATCTCAGCGGGTATATTCCCAATTGCTTGCAACTCGCTTTTTTTGGTCTTTTTGGGTGTAGTAACCATACTTTTTTACCCTCCTTTTAGAATAAATGCCCCGCATATTATTGCGGGGCTCTTGTTGAACGTTATTCTGTTATTAAGAGGACAACCACTTCATTTGCATCGGCGCACCGGAATTTGGAGCGAGCACCGTGCCTTCAAGCGGCAATGTAGAGGCGTCGTCGCGGTTGAGCGACAGTTCCGAATTTCCTTTGAACTTACAGCGAGGGATAATTATCTCGAGTTTTTTGCCGGTACTTCCAATCGCCACGGTAACAATCTTAACAGCCCGCTCTATTCCGTCCGGAAGGTTAGGAATGGTTACCGTGTTCGCCAACGCGCCTGTTCCTACGGTTCCCGCGAACGCAATCGCAAGGTTGTCCGCTTTCAGGTCGAGCAAGTTCAGCGTCAATTTTTTCGGCGCTTTTTTGATACCAACATATTCAGGGTCAGCGCTCTGGTCTGATTCAACGATAAACTCTTCAACTTCCTGCCGAATGCTTCCCCCACCGCGTGTCTTCCCAAGGTCTACGGTCAACGCTCCGGTCGGCCATGTTGCCAAAGTCGTCAGCGAAGAAGCCGCCGCAATGTTTACGCTTTCGATGTTAAATGCAAAGTCTGCCATATTCTCACTCCTTTGTTGTTATTTTGTATCTCATAATTTGAAAAGATTCATTCGTGTTCGCTTGATCCGTCACGATCCCTTCGATGTTGTACAATTCCAAGTAAATCGGGGCGCCCGCGGCGGTGTATTCCGTATCAGATAGAGCGCCCGTAACTATTGCCTTCAAAGCTCCAAGCCGTGCGATATTCGGCGTTATTCCGTTGTAGTTCGGCGTGTACATCATTATCCAGAGCTGCGCGGTTTGGAGCGTTTCTAAAAAATTTCCCTTGAGAAGCAACACAAACCGTTCGCCGGTTGCTGTGTGGTAATGCTTATAAGTCGCTATACCGGTCGGTTGTAACTTCTTATAGATTGCCGTCAGTATCTCATCGTGCAACATCATTTGACCGCCTTTTTCAACGCCTGATCCAACAACTTCATCACCGGGGATGCTTGAACCGATCCGGATAATACCGTGTATCCCTTGGCCTCGACGTATATTCCGTACTCCATCCCGGCGAAAACAACGCACGCGTACCCGTTATCCGGTACTGCTTGCTCAAAAATCGATTTTGCCGTTAATGCGTTACCGCGCGATTCGGAATGTCCGCCATCGTCGTGTATCCAGTCAAGAAGTTTTCGATTTTTGTATATTGCGTATCCGATGCTGTTACGAAGGTTTGCGGTTCTGTCAGTGTAACTCCCGTTGTCCCGCGCCCAGTTCACCGCCTCTTGCCCGATCCGATGGAGCGTTAACACGATCGCGTCATCACTCTTGGCGAGCTTTGCTCTCAATGCGTCCGCCAACTGTTTAGGCGTGCGGTTCCAAGACCCTGTACTATTTGCAGGCATTGAGTACGATCTCCTTGTGTACTTCGAATGGCAGCACAGCCACGACGGTGTACGTGGTATCCAATATCGCGATTTGATCTCCGACAACAACATCCACATCTCCGCGATAGTACAGTTTTCGGTGATCGTACTTGTACCCGCCCGTCTCGTCTATCTGAAGATGATTGCCGCGCGTTGGCTGGAAGTCTTGCTCGTTGAACGTTATCGGCCGTGAGGATTGGATAGAAACGGGGTTTCCGGAAGTATCCATGACTAATTCGGAGTGTTTCAACGTGCCGGTCATGATAACTCCTGATAACGCCTTCGGATTGATTGCGCCATCTCGAAGAGATACCGCTTGTCGTAATCCTCGTCCACGCTTCCTTGACTGTACTTCTTGTACTTCTCGGGATTCCCAGCAATCGCTTCGAGTAATGCCGCTTTCGCAAGCATTATGTTAGTAATGTCTTCGGTTGCCTCGCCCGTTGGTGTAAGCCCTTCGAGTGTCAAGAACGCGTTGTATTCATCATCTGTGAATATTGCGTTGTCAGAGTCAAGGAACACGGTCTTAAGAAGCGCTAAGTTCGTCACGGGCGACACCTGCCTTGAGCATTGCTCCCCGTAGTTCCGACGTTACCTGATAACGCTTGCCTTTGTGATAACGCATTATGCTGTCACGGCACGTTTTTGTGATGATCACCGTGCAGTACTCTGGCTGCGGTTCGGGTTGTGGTTGCGGCTTGTATACTGGTATCAGTTCCGGTTCGGGCGTCGGCACGGATATGCTTTTGGCTTCTGATGTTGGTATAATTTTTGGTTTGCTTTTGGTTGCCATTTCTCACCTCACAGGAGGCTTTACGCCCCTCACTATTACGTGCTATGTACCGTTGCGATAAAGACTTGATCAATTAGCTCAAATGAGGGCAGACAGAGCTGAGATACAACGGTTTCAACGTTAACAGGGATGTCGGCTTTTTTGAGAGTTGTGACGGCCACGCCGGTGTCCACAATGGATACACTCGCGCCCGGCGTGTTTTGAAGATCGGCTTCTTCCGGGGTTGTTCCAAAGTAAACGTTTCCGAGCGGTGTAGGTGGTAACAGCGTGAATATCTCGTCCGCAAAATAAGCCGTCGCGGTTCCGTTTAGTGAATACTTCTTGTTGTAAATGGCGATCGTGATGCCGAGTTCTTCATACAAATACGCTCGCACGTTTTTCTCGTTTACGAGCCGGTCAGTCGTGTTGAAAGCCGCAATAACAGAAGCCGTCTTACCGATGTAGTTGAACGTCTTTCGGGAGCAGATCGCCCGTGTCGGCCGAACGCCGGTATCATCTTCAATTGTGTCTTGCCAACCGCGAATATCCCCTACGGGGTCAGCAGTAGCCGTCTGTGACCATCTTTTAGTATTAATCAACGTGTCTTGATGATCCGAGTCGCCGTTGTAGTCGTAATCGAGCGGAGTGTGCCCATCTGTAATCGATATCTTGAACGTTTGTAGAAGTTGCATTATCATCCGTTCGCGCGCGACTTTTGCCCCGGCGATCAGTTCAACTTCGTCTTTAAAAATGTTCCCGAGCGTGATATCAATAAGTGCCTGATTCCCCGTCGCGAGTACGCGTTGCAACTCTTGTCGGTCTTTTTCCTTGATATACATTCCTTCTCGGAAGAACGGGAGTTCGGTTTCAATCTTTTTAATTCCGATTCTGTCCCGGAACGGAACCTTTGCGTCAAAGCTCGAAGTCTTGAGCATAACCGGCAATCCTTTGGAACCGCGGAACCAAGACAAATCGATTCCAATCTGCTTTTTGAATGGGAAAAGCGATTCGCCGAGATAAGGTAGCTTGTTGCTTCCGGTTTCGTCCCAGTAAGTTGCGATCTCTTTTGCGGTAATTAAATCGAATAAGTTATTAGCCATATCTCACACCTGCCTTATGATACGAACGTGATGTTCTTCAGAACAGCTTGCGCTTCCGAACATACCACGGTTGGTAAGTTTGCCCGATTGATAAAGCCGTGTACCACCATTGTCCCGGCTGCATCCCCGTTTGTTACGTCTACGTCCCAGAGTAAGATTCCTTCCGCGTCACTCGCGTTCCCGTCCGTTCCACCTGCCAAAGCTGTCGCGGTTTTCGCAGCCACAACCGTCGCACCTGTTCCGGATTTGGCGGCAGTCACAATCGTTCTTGCCGCAAGATGCGCGTTCACGGCGGCTACCACCTGAGCGGCGGTTGTCGTAAGCGCGGACGTGGTGTTCGTGGCAAGGTATACGTTGATCGTATCTGCCGCAATATCAACGCTTAAAGCAGCGCTCGCCGTGCCTGGATCCAAGAAAGCTACTTTAATTGCGTTGCCG